CATTAACGGGCAAGTATTCATTGGCTATAGTGACGGATCAGGGAAAAGATGTTTGGTCAGTGAGTTCACTAAGCAGAATAGAGCTGGTAAAGGTCTTAAAGTTGGTTGCGTAGGAACGATTGTTACTGGCGTAGCAAACATTAGTGATGAATCAAGCTTATTTATAAGCGGTGACACCGGTTCGATTTGTATTAAAGCAAGTGATATTAATCTTGGTGGACGAATGTCGACACCAGTTAAAGTAATTAAAGGTACTAAATTAGTAACTGCGGCGAGGGTATAACCTCGCCAAATTTGATCTTTTAAAAATTTTATGTTATAATTTATATGAAAGATTAAAAGATCTTTAAAAATATAAAGGAGAAAAACGATGAATATGAATGATCATGTAGCATTTGACAGTTTACGCGGAAAATTTTCCAGAAATACAGACAGTGAAGATGTAACACTGGAATATATTGATTCTGAAGAACGCGCAAACCGTGTCAACACAGAGATGGATATTCAGCGTCAATACGTATGGACGGAGCCTAGAGAACAAGAAATGTGGGATTCTCTGCTGTTGAATGTACGTATACCTGAATTTCATGCAATTGTAACTGGTAGAACTCGTAATATTTGTGATGGTAAGCAACGTCTTACTTCTATATTGAGAATTTTAAGGGATGAAATTCCTTATAAAGCTAGTACCGCAAGAGAAGAATGTAAATGGCTATTTGAAAATGCAGCTAAAATCAATAAGCGTGGTGTGAAAATCGTGCCCACTCAGATTTATTTTTCTCAATTGCCGCAGGAACTGCATGATGAAATTTTAGCTAAAACTATTCATATTATACGATATGTTGGTTTAGAACGTAAAGAAGAAATTGCTTTATTTAAAAAGATTAATTTTGGCATGGCATTATCAGATTTTGCTCGTGGTATGGCATCATGCTATTATATGCGTAAAGATTTCACTGGCCCGTTGATGTCAACAATGACGTTAAATAATATTATGAAAGACAAGTTGGTAAATGACGAAGAATTAGAGACTATTTTAATACGAGCATTAATTCTTTGCACCAACAATGGCCCAGTTAATTTACAACCCAATGTTTTAGAGCAATATTATAAACCATATGAAGATGAAAATTGTATAGGCACATGGCAAAGTACATTCTTTAAATTACTACAGAGATTTAATAATTTAGAAATTGCATTTCAGTGTCGGAGTAAACGTTCCATATTGCCATTCGTATTAGAAGGAGTATATAGACATCCTGAATTAACCACCGAAGAAATTGATCAATTATGTGAGGCAGTTGTTGAATATCAAGCTGGTCGTGGTAGTGATTTAGGTGCTACAAGAGTAACAACTAATCGTACCTATATAGAAAATTTAATTCAATCCATTAAAATAAAATAAAATATCACTTGATTATTTTTAAAATAAATGATATAATAAATATAGAAAGTAAAAAAGGAGAAAGACAAAATGGCAACACATGCTTCACGTGACACAACTACTGGGCATAAGTTTGAAGAAAAGGTTTATATTGGTGGACGAGGTATTGATTTAAGCCAAGGGAAATTAAGAGATTATTTTGAAGAGCATTTTCCGCATTTGCTTTTTTCCTTCTCTCGTATCGGCAATTATAATAAAGATAAAGAAAAATTTTTGAATGGCGCAGAAGTTGTTATCAGCAAAGAATTAAAACCCGATGAAGCTTATTTTGATCCAGAACAATTAACATTAGATATATACGAAAAAAAGACACAACATTGTGGTGGTTCTGTTGATGAAAAACTGCAAACTTGCGGTTTTAAAATTGCAGAATACCGTAAAATTGGAAAATATTTAGGCGTGCCACCAGAAAATGTACATTATATTTATATTCTTGACTCTTGGTTTGATCCAGAAACAACACCACGATATCAAGATTCTCTTAACTATATTAAAGCAACAGATGGTTGCGATTATGTGATAATAAAGGATGAATAACAATGCCACTTAATGTAGGTTATTTAACAGCTAAAACTGATAAAGCTTCTGATGAAGTATATACACCAGCTTATGCTATAAAACCCTTGTTAAAGTATTTAAAACCAAACAGTATAATTTGGTGTCCATTTGATATGGATTATAGTGAATATGTAAAAATATTTAAGCAGGCTGGACACACTGTAATTAATTCACATATTGATACTGGAGAAAATTTCTTTACTTTTATACCAGACCAAGAGTATGATGTAATTATTTCTAATCCTCCATTTTCTATCAAAGATCAAGTTTTGCAACGTTTAGATGAAATTGGTAAACCTTATGCAATGCTATTGCCAATTCCAACATTACAAGGACAAAAACGTTTTGAGTATATGAAAGATTGTCAGGCTTTGATTTTTGATAAACGAATTAATTATTATACTAATCGAGATATGACACAAGTTCAAAAAGGTGTTAGTTTTGGTTCTTTTTATCTTTGTAAAGATTTCCTACCAGAAAAATTAATTTTTGAAAAGTTGGATACAGAAGATGAATAATGTATTGTGCATTGAACCAATGAAAATCAATAAAATTCCAGAGGGAAAAGAATATCTCTTTCCCTCTATTTGTGCATCTGGAGAATATTTCGCGCAATTAAAGAAAGATGGATATTGGTATCAGTTTGAGAAAGATATGGACGGCAATATGTATCTTTGGAGTCGGAATGTCTCAAAAGCCACCGGAATTTTAACTGAAAAATCTGCAAATGTACCCGAAATCATTATGGCACTTGAAGGAGTGCCGAATGGTACTGTGATCATTGGTGAAATTTATTATCCCGGCAAGAGAAGTAAAGATGTAACGCCAATTATGGGTGCTCTTCCAGAATTAGCTATTGAAAGACAGAATGGAGAATATGGACATCTACATTATTATGTTCATGATATGATTTATTACAATGGACATGATTTAACAAAAGTAAGAGCAGATGTACGTTATGATCTTTTGAAATTAGTTTATTATAAATATTCATTCCATGCTGTCATGGAAGAAGGCAAGTCACTTGTTGAACTTGCCGAAAGAGTTGATGACAATATCCAAGAAGCATGCGCCGCGGCTCTTGCCGCAGGCGAAGAAGGTATGGTACTGAAAAAGCGTACTGCACCCTATACTCCAGGTAAGCGTCCAGTTTGGGATACAATTAAAATTAAAAAAACAGATACTTGTGATGCTATTGTAATTGGCACTGAGCCAGCTACAATGTTATATGATGGCAAATTGGATCTTGGTCGTAATGGTATTGGCCCTGATGTGGATCAATGGCCATATTGGGCAATTTTTGATATCGGAAACGAGTCATTAAGGTTATATCAGAAATGTCCTGTCGGAACTATTGAACGTGTACGTGGTATTAATTATGAAACGAAACCAGTAACTAAAGCATGGTATTATGGATGGCCCACAGCTATTCAAATTGGTGCATATGACGGCGATAAGATTGTTTCTATTGGCACAGTTTCATCTGGTTTAAGCGATGAAGATAAATCTCATTTGAACGACTATGTTGGAAAAGTGTGCGAATTAGCCGGCATGGAAAAAGATCGAACAGCACATACACTTCGGCATTTCCATTTTAAGCGCATTAGAGAAGACAAAAATCCATCTGAATGTTCGTTAGATTCGATATTCGGTTGATTTTCAATAAAAATTTTTATATAATATACTTGTAAGATAAAGAAAGGAAAAATCTTACCGTGACTAAGAAACAGTTAAAGCAGCTTGCCAAGAAAATTGCTGATCTGGAATATACCATTCAGACCTGTGATGACAAGAATACCGTTGACCTCGCAAAAGACAAGATGATTAAAGCACAAGAATCAGCTGATATGGAACTTGAGGAAATGGTTCTGCTTGACGAGATGGTTCAAAAATATTTGAAAGAAAAAAATATTTGAACTTCTCAAAAATTTGTGGTATAATACATATAGATAATAACTGATAGGCAAACCCTTCAGATTATTATATACAAAAAAATTATATTTAAGAAGCTCTATATGAGCAAAAGGAGAATGAATTATGGCTGCTATGAAGGAAAATACTAAGAAGGTTATTACTTATCTGCAGGGTCTGAATGCTAATGACAATGTGACTGCCGCTGATGTGGCTGAGGCGCTTGGTCTTGAGAAGCGTAGCGTGGACGGTATCTTCACTTCCGCCGTTCAGCGCAAGCAGTATGGCGAGCGTGTTGAGGCCGAGATCGAGCTGGATGATGGTACTCACAAGAAGGTTAAGTTCCTCAAGCTCACCGAAGCTGGCCGTGCTCTCGATGTGAACGCGGATCCCGACGCTGAGTAATTTAGTCGAGTAATATTAAAAGGGGTTTGATGTTCTAACAGGTCAAACCCCTTTCTTTCTTACTGAGGTGTAGCTTATGACACTTACAATAATTGGATTTTGTATCATTGCTGCGGCGCTAATTGGAATTATTGTGGTGTCTGCGGCAAAGATAAAAAAACTGAATATTTAGGCATAGGAAGTCAAGGATCGACTTGGCAGCCTATTAGAAGAAGAAAATGAGCGGCAAAAAGATTTATATATAGTCGAAGATCTGGTGGCTGAGCATAAACAAGAAGTTACCGCACTCGAAAGTAGAAAAAAGGAATTAAATGAAGATATTGCCGCACAAGTAAATAATGTTGAACGATTGAAATCATCTTTTGAAACTACAGAAGAAGAGTTTAAAAAGAAATATATGGCAGAACGTAAGGAATGGCTTGATGAACGTCAATAGGAATACTTACGTATGCAAGAAGATTTTGTCGAACAGTTTAGAGAAGAAAATAAAAAGAAAATGGACGCCGCAAAAAGTTTGACTGATACTCTTGATCAGTTACGTGCCGCGGCAAGTGCTGCAACCGAGGTAGCGAAACGTCATGCAGAGCAAGAGAACTTTCAAACATTCCATTCTATCCAGCTTCCCGCAGGAGCAAAGGGAGATATTAAGAAGATCGAAGAGCTTCTTACCGGTATTTCTACTGAAGCATCAGGAGCTATTGCCAAGGTTTTATGGAAAGTTTATTACGAGAAACCAGTATCAGATCTTGTGGGACGTGTTGTCGGAACAGGATCTCACACAGGAATTTATAGAATTACTAACAGTTTAACGCAAATGTGTTATGTGGGTTAGGCTGTTGATATTGGTGAAAGATGGCGTCAACATATTAAACGTGCGCTAAATGCGGAACCGCGCACACAAAACAAACTATATCCAGCAATGTATGAATCTGGTATTGAAAATTGGACTTTTGAAGTAATTGAAGAATGTACAAGGGATAAATTAAATGAACGAGAAGATTATTGGCAAGACTTCTATCATGCAAAAGAATATGGATATAGCATTAAGTAATTTGGAATGGGATTGGACAGATTTTGATCCTATTGTTTATGAAAATGAGCCTTATAATGAAGATACCCCTGCTCATGAATTTCTTGCAGATTACTTAACTGGTATTGACTATTTGATAGATAATTATCATAAAACAGAAGATCCACGGTATTTAGAACTCATTAAACTTCTTCTTCCAGCTGGTATCAAATTGCAGAGCAATTGACTTTTCTCAAAAATTTTGATATAATATATATAGAAAATGAGGAAAGGATAGATTGCATGACAAAACAGCAGGAATTTCTGGACTTCTGGGATTATCTAACTAAAGAATTGGCAGGACCCGTTGAAGTGCCGGAGAATGTTAAGGCGTATATTGATGCACTTCGTAATGTAGATAGTATTGAGAAACCACTTTTTACTGAGAATGGTGGAATGATTCTGAAGTATTTGCAAACTCAGCCGCCTCAGATGTATAAGGCGCGAGATATTGCAGATGGTATGGGAATCAGTTCTAAGGCGGTTTCTGGTGCTATGCGTAAACTTGTAACCGACGGTTATGTTGAAAAGGTTGGTAAAGACCCCGTAGTTTACATGATTACAGAAAAAGGTAAGAAAGTAGAATTTGAAGGAGAAAATGAATAATGAAAAAGACTTTGATTAATGAAACACACGTTGAGGGTTTTCTTTACGACCATAAGCTGGAGAAGAAGATTACTGGTCCGCAGTCTAAGGCTCCTGGTACTGAGTTCATTTCTGGTACCATCAGTATCGCAACTGATGAGAAGATGCAGAATGTTGTTACCATGCATTATACCTACGTGACCGCTACTACCTCTAAGGGTAGCGCGAATGCGACTTTCTCTGCTTTGGAGAAGATTATTAATGACAATCCCACTGTTCTGAATGTGGGTGCTGATAAAGCTGTTAAGGTTCGTTGTGACGCGGCTATCGCTCTGAATGAGTGGTTCCGTGAGTTGACCGACGAGAAGCCTGTGTCTATTGCTCGTAACGAGGGTGGATTTGTGCATATCGTCAATAGTCTCAACGAGGACGAAAAGCAGCGTAATACTTTTAAGACCGATATTGTAATTACCAGTGTAAAGGATGTTGAAGGCGATCCTGAGAAGGGCACTGAGCCTTGTGTTCGTGTTCGTGGCGCGATCTTTGACTTCCGTAAGGCTCTGCTTCCTGTGGAGTTTGTGGCTCGTAGCAAGGGTGCTATGCAGTACTTCCAGAATCTTGATGTGAGTGCGAAGCATCCTGTGTTCACTTGTGTGTGGGGCCGTCAGCAGTCTCAGGTTGTAGTAACTCGTACTGTGACTGAATCTGCATTCGGTGAGGATGAGGTTCGTGAACGTCAGACCACCACTCGTGAGTTTGTGATCACCGGTGCCAGCAAGAATCCTTATGTTTGGGATGACGAGGATTATATCACTGCGGCTGAGCTTTCTCAGGCGATGAGCGATCGTGAGCTTGCTTTGGCGAGTATGAAGAAGCGTCAGGAAGAGTATCAGGCCAGTAAGGGCTCTAGCTCTGCTGCGGCTGTCTCTACTGAAACTGCTGGATATAATTTCTGATAAAGGAGGACACGACATATGGGTATTCTCACAAGTCTTAAACCCCATGTTGTAAGTCGTGACCTTCGCGGATACAGCGTGCTGTTCTACGGCACGCCTAAATCCGGTAAAACGACTATTGCTTCTAAATTCCCTGGTGCAATTATCTTCGCATTTGAAAAGGGCTATAGTACCATTCCTGGGGTTATGGCACAGCCCATCAATAGCTGGAATGAATTCCGCCGACTCTTGGTTGAATTGAAAGACGAAGAAACCAAGCAGATGTATCAGACAGTTGTCATTGATACTGCTGATATTGCATATGATTATTGCAACCAGTATATTTGTGATGATCAGAACGTTGATAATATTGCAGATCTTGGCTATGGCAAGGGTTATGGTATGGTAGAAAAGGAATTCGACTCTTGCTTGCGCAAAATCATTCAGCTGGATTACGGTCTGGTTTTGATTTCTCATAGCACTGAACGTACTGAAAAAGACGAACAGGGTAATGAGTATAGCAAGATTGAACCCACTCTTGATAAACGTGGTCGCAAGATCTGCGAACGTACCTGCGACATTATTGGTCTGTCTCGTGCAGTAACCAATAGGGAAACTGGTCAGCTTGAAACTCGACTTTTCCTTCGTGAGACTCCTCGTTTCGTAGCTGGTAGTCGTTTTAAGTACATTCCCGACAGTATTGTATTTACATATGAAAATCTTGTGAATGCAATCGGTGACGCTATTGATAAGGAAGCTGCTGAGAATGGCGGCAAGTTCGTTACCGACGAGCGCAAGAATGAATATAAAGAGCATGAAGTTGATATGCCGAAATTCTCTGAAATGCGTGCTGAAGCTGAAAAGCTATTTGGTGAGTTGATTCAGAAGGATGCTGGCAATAGACTGAAGATTTCTAAGATCATTAGTGAATATCTCGGAACTGGCAAGAAGTTCCAGGATACCACCGAAATGGATGCCGAAAAGGTTTGGTTAATTGTTCAGGAACTTCGAGTTCTCAATAAGTGATATATCAAGCGAGTGTGAGAAGCACTCGCTTGACTTTTTTCTTTTTTTATGATATAATTTATATAGGAATTAAGTCAGAAAGGATTTATCAAGATGTTCTTTACACCTTCACAAATCTGTGTAATTGGATTAATTATTGTCGCGGCAGTTGTATCTGTATTTCAAATCAAGCAAAAGCCAAAGCACGCTTGGCCGTGGATAATTGGATATTGGATTCTGCTGACGATTAAAAATATCTTTGATTTGGTGGCGATGTTATAATGGCAACTAAGAAGCGTTTGCCGCAGGTAAAATGTCCATATTGCGGTAAATACTTTTATCGTGACATGGAGGAGTTTGTTCAGATTAATAAGACTCGCTATGCTCACAAGGCTTGCTATGATCGACATAATGCTGAACTGACTCAAGAAGAAAGAGATTTAAACATTTTAACTAACTTTATTAAGAAGTTATTTCAAATTGAATCTCTATCAGAAAAGATTAAACGGCAAATAAAAGATTATCATGATAACAAATCATACACTTATAGTGGAATGTATAAGAGTTTGGTTTGGTTTTATGAAATAAAGAAAAATCCAATAGAGAAAGCAAATGGCGGCATTGGCATTATACCATATGTATATGAAGATGCACGAAATTATTATACAGCAATGTGGGCTGCTCAACAGCAGAATAAAGCAAAACCGATTGAGCAATGGCATCCAACTGTTGTAGAAATTCATATTCCGCCGCCAGTGCGCAAACCCATGAAGAGCAATAAGTTTGCTTTCTTAGATGAAGATGAGGAGAGTAAGTAATGGCGTCTAAATATGTTGATACAACATCCATTGTACAAGTACTTGGATGTATTTATAACGATCCGTCAATATTGGACGCCCAAGACGCGTACTCTATTAGTGAGGATGATTTTCCAGAAGAGTTTCACAAGATTGTAATGGGTGCATTATTTAAACTTCATGAAAGCGGATTAACTCATTTCACTCTTGAAACAATTAATGACTATCTTGAAAATCATCCGAAATATAAAGCAGTATTTGACGTAAATCGTGGTAATGAATATTTAACTAAGATTAGTGAAGTAGCAATGCGTTCTACTTTTGATTATTATTACAAGAGAATGCGGAAAATGACGCTACTTCGTATGTATGATAATCTTGGTATGGATGTATCTTGGCTATATGACCCTGACAATGTGCTCGATTCAAAAAAGAAAGAAGCACAAGAGGAATGGTTTGATAATGTAACTCCGGCAGAAATTGCGGATAAGATTGATGAAAAAATTAACATTATCAGATCAAAGTATGTAGAAAATGATGATGGTGCTGGTTCATTTGCCGCAGGTGATGGTATTGAAGAACTGATTGAATCATTTAAGACAACTCCTGATGTTGGTGTTGCATTATATGGTAGTTATATCAATACAATTACAAGAGGTGCTCGACTTGGAAAGTTTTATTTGCGTTCAGCTCCTACTGGTGTCGGTAAAACTAGATCTATGATTGCCGATGCATGTTATATCGGATGCGATTGGTTTTATGATGAACAGTTTGGTTGGAGGAAAAATGGATTAGCATTTCCGACTTTATTTATCGGAACTGAGCAGGATAAAGCCGAAATTCAGACCATGATGTTAGCTTTCTTGTCTAATGTAAATGAAGAGCATATTTTGACAGGAAAGTATGAAAACGATGAAGAAGAGCGTGTAAAACGTGCGGCAAAGGTAATCAAAGAAAGCCCATTATATATTGAAGTATTACCTGAGTTTAATCTTCAAGATGTAGAGAATACAATTCGTAGAAATCTGCGGGAACGCAATATTCAATATGTATTCCATGATTATATTCACACATCAATTAAGATCTTGGAAGAGATCAGCCGCCGTGCGGGTAAGGTCACGTTAAGAGAAGATAATATTCTATTTCTGTTGAGCGCAAAAATTAAAGACATATGTGTGAAAGAAAACGTATTTATTATGAGTGCTACACAGTTGAATGGTGATTATCAAGATTCAAAAACTCCAGACCAGAACTTACTGCGTGGTGCGAAGGCAATAGCTGATAAGATTGACTATGGTTCTATTTTATTGCCTGTAAAAGAACAGGATCTTGGTAGTTTGGAAACGATTTTACAAAAGAATCCGCAGTTTCCTGCACCGAAGATTAAACTATCTATATATAAAAACAGACGCGGCAGATACAAGAGTGTAATTCTGTGGTGTGATGCCGATTTAGGTACTTGCCGCATTAAACCGATGTTTATGACAGACTTCCAATATGAATGGATTGGTATTGAAGATTTCCGAGTAATTGTGAATGATTTTAGTGCTTTTGAGGAGGAAGAATAATGGCTAAGAAAAATAAGAATGCTGTGAGTGCACAAAAGGCTCCTGAAGTTGTTGGACGTGCAATTGGGTATTCAATGACCGCGGATGCATACAAGGGTTTCCTTGATGAGTTTAAGACTCCAGATGCAGTTTTGGCATATATTAATCAGACTTATGGACTCTTGGGAACTGTTACTGAAATTGTAATCGAGGGATAAGAATGAGATTTGACAAAAACGAAATCAAGGAGCAGATAACCCCAGAGATGGTTGAAGACATTGTCCGTGATTTCGGCGGTGACCCGCATAGAACAGCTTTTGGTTTTATCGCGGGCACCATTTGTCATAATCATCCTGGAGAAGGGAGTCATAAACTTTATTATTATGATAATACAAAGCTCTTTCGATGCTATACAGGATGCGACGCAACCTTCGACATATTTGAACTTGTATGTAAATGCTACCATGTGGCCCATCCAGATACCGAACAGCCAGGAATGTACTATGGAGTTAAGTACGTCGCAAATAAACTGGGAATTACTGGAGCAGCTATTGATGATGACGAGCAATTCGGCGGCATCCCCGACTTGACAGTTTTTGAAAAGTATGATAAAATAAAAGTAAGTGTAGAGGATCAAAAGCGTTTACAACTTAAAGAATATGATTCTACTATACTTGATCGGCTTTGTTATCCACGTATTGGTGATTGGTTAGATGAAGGAATGACACAAGAAGTTTTAACCAAGAATCGAATTGGATTTTGTCCTTCTACTGATCAAATTACAATTCCGCACTATGATAAAGATGGAAGATTTGTGGGATTGCGCGGCAGATATTTAGGTAAAGAACAAGCCGAGCTATATGGTAAATATCGTCCAATGTATTTAAACGGTCAAATGTATAATCATCCTCTTGGATTTAATCTTTATAACCTTAATAATAGTAAGCAACAGATAAGCAAAGTGAAGAAAGCCATAATCTTCGAGGGCGAAAAATCATGTTTGCTTTATCAGTCTTATTTTGGATTTAATAATGATATTTCTGTCGCATGTTGCGGTAGTGCAGTAAGCTCATATCAGATAAATTTGCTACAAGAGTGCGGTGCAACTGAAATTATTATTGCATTTGATAGACAATTTCAACAGCGTAATGATGATGAATTTAAACATTTAGTCAAAAATTTAAAAGCAATACATAAAAAATATGGTAACTATGTAAATATCTCATTCGTCTTTGATAAAGAAATGATAACAGGATACAAAGATAGCCCGATTGATTGTGGGGCGGAGACCTTTGTGAAACTATTTAAGAATAGAGTGGTATTGTAATGGAAATTAAGTTAAGACATGGCGGTGAAGGAATGGATACGATGGAGCGTATCCTATATCTACGTGGAACAGATGAATCTTTTCTATATCCTGATGCCGCATATGAAAATGATTATAGAACATTAGATAATATTGAGAGTGCGGCACGACGTTTATTAAGAGCGCTAGTTAAACAAGAGCATGTATATGTTCAAGTTGATAGTGATTGTGATGGTTATACGTCTGCGGCGCTTCTTTTAAATTATATGCACGATATTGCGCCAAACACTGTAGAAAGGAATTGGGTTTATGGACTCCATAAAGCAAAATTGCATGGAATCGACATTGATAGCATACCAGAAGGAACAAACCTTGTTATTGCCCCTGACTCATCCAGCAATGAGCGAGATAAGCACACAGCTCTTAGCGATCGTGGAATTGATGTTATCGTCCTTGACCACCACGAAGCCGATGATACAAGAGGAGATACAGCAACGATTGTCAATAATCAACTCTGCGGTTATGCAAATAAGTCCTTGTCGGGCGTGGGAGTTGTATATAAAACCTTACAGTGTGCGGATAGTTTGGTCGGAAAATATGGCGCATCCAAATATCTCGACCTTGTCGCCCTTGGCCTTGTGGGCGACATGATGGATATGCGGGATCCTGAAACGAATTATTATATTCATGAGGGATTTCAAAATGTAAACAACCCATTTGTAGTATATCTCGCAGATAAAAATGAATATTCTATGAAAGGTCAATATAATCCTCATTCAGTTGCATGGTTCATTGTACCATTTATCAATGCAGTAACTCGTATTGGCAGTGATGAAGATAAACTTTTGGTCTTTGAATCTATGCTCTCTTGGAAAGCTGGTCAACTTATTTTGAGTGATAAGCGTGGATCAAAAGGTGAAGAGGAGCTACGTGTTGTACAAGCTGTGCGGCACGCCTCAAATATTAAACGACACCAAGACGATGAAAAGAAAAAGTTGCTTGACTCTATGTATGATAAAATCCAAAAGTATAATCTGGCAGATGAGCCGCTATTGATTATACAAAATAAGGGTGTAGAAGATGATGATCCTATTCGCGGCATTACTGGTCTTGTTGCTAATGCTCTTATGGCCGAGTTCACCAAGCCGACTCTTATCCTTAATGAGATCACTGATCCAGAAACCGGCGAGATTCTTTGGTCGGGTAGCGGAAGAGGATTTAATACTGCTGGTATTGATAATTGGCGTGATTATATCAATAATACAGGTCTTGCCGTTTTTGCTCAAGGTCACGCTATGGCCTTTGGTGTTGCTTTCACTCCTGATGGGCTTGAGAAATTCAAACAAAGAGTACGAGAAGACTTTGGCACTATACGATTCGAAAAGACATATGAAGTCGACTTTGTTTGGACTATGGCTGATAACTTTGACATGCCGATCGCGGATATCGGCCGCTATAAAGACATTTGGGGACAAGGTGTCCCAGAGCCGGTGGTCGCGTTGGAGCATATTAAAATAACTGATCCAGTACAAATTAATCTATTAAATAAAGGTACATTAAGAATTGATTTAAAGCCACATCAGACGTCTTTAATTAAATTTGGTAGTAATGTGGACGAATATCAGAATTTGTTAGATAAAACAATCACTGTTATTGGTACATGTCAGATTAATGACTGGAACGGATTAAATACACCGCAAATCCAAATCATTGATTATTTCTTTGAAACTGTTTCTGCGTGGGATTTTTGATAATTTCTTAAATTTATGATATAATATATTAGATAGAGGTAAAGGAGAGAAATTATGATTCTTACAGCGAAACAGGAAGAAGGATTAAAAATTGCGGTTGAGCGTTATAATAATCATGAACCTTATACTGTCATCGCTGGATATGCTGGTGTTGGCAAGAGCACATTGATTAGATTTATTATCGCCGCACTTGATTTGGATCCACATTTTGTAACATATATTGCATATACTGGCAAGGCTGCGCAAGTACTGAGAAATAAAGGATGCCCGAATGCGATGACAGCACATCGGCTTCTTTATAAGTCACATCCAAGAGACGATGGAACATTCATCCATATCCCAGTTGAGAGTCTTGCGCCATATAAACTGATTGTGGTTGATGAAGTTTCTATGCTTCCTAAGAAAATGTGGGAACAACTTCTATATTATCATGTTCATGTAATCGCACTTGGTGACCCGGGTCAGTTGCCGCCAGTAGCTGCTGAAAACAATGAAGCACTCGATCATCCGCATATTTTCCTTGATGAGGTTATGCGGCAAGCCGCAGAAAGTGAAATCATTCAGCTTACAATGGATATTCGTGATG